ATGAGTGCAGAAGCAAACAAGCTGGTATCGCAAGAGGAGGCTATGCCCTCGACCTTGACAGGGCGCGGGATGACATCGGGCGCAAGCTGGATCGCCTCCGCCGATGTTACCGTCCAGGAGCAGTTCCTGAATGAACTGGACGAGGGAGAGCTTATGGCTCTCCCTTTTTTGTTCGAATTCTGGGCAATGGATCATCAACTGCCGCCAGAGGGGGATTGGCGGACATGGGTCATTCTGGGCGGACGAGGTGCCGGTAAAACGCGGGCCGGGGCGGAATGGGTGCGGTCCATTGTTGAGGGAGCCAGGCCGCTGGACTCCGGGAAATGCAGGCGGGTCGCCCTGGTCGGGGAGACCATTGAGCAGGTGCGTGAGGTGATGATCTTTGGCGAAAGCGGCATTCTGGCCTGTTCGCCCGAAGATCGCCGCCCGGATTGGGAAGCGGGGCGCAAGCGTCTCGTCTGGCCAAACGGGGCCGTTGCGACCGTGCATACGGCGCATGATCCGGAAGGGTTGCGCGGTCCGCAGTTCGACGCGGCCTGGGTGGATGAGCTCGCCAAATGGCGAAGAGGCGAGGAGACGTGGGATCAACTGCAGTTTGCCTTGCGTTTGGGGGACCGGCCGCAGGTCTGTGTGACGACCACGCCGCGGAATGTGGATGTGCTGAAGAAATTGCTGGCCTCGCCTTCAACGGTTCAAACACATGCACCGACTGCGGCGAATGCTGCAAATCTTGCTCAGTCTTTTCTGGAAGAGGTCAAAGCCCGCTATCGCGGGACACGGATGGGGCGGCAGGAGCTTGAGGGGGTGCTGCTGTCTGATGCCGAGGGGGCGTTGTGGACGTCCGAAGCGCTGGAGAGCGCCAGAATTGAGAAGACACCGGATTTTGACCGCATCGTTGTGGGTCTTGATCCTGCTGTGTCGGCGGGTGCCGGGTCTGATGAATGTGGCATTGTCGTTGTCGGTGCGGTGACCAGGGGCCATGTGCCGGACTGGCGGGCGGTTGTTCTGGCCGATTGTACGGTGAAAGGAGCAACACCCAATGGCTGGGCGCGGGCAGCGATTGACGCCATGGTGCAATTTGGCGGGGACCGGCTTGTTGTTGAGGTCAATCAGGGTGGTTTGATGGTCAATGAGGTGATCCGGCAGGTTGATCCTCTGGTGCCGATCAAGGCTGTTCATGCAAGCCGGGGCAAGGTTGCCCGCGCTGAACCTGTTGCGGCCCTCTATGAACAGGGCCGTGTGTCGCATGTCCGGGGGCTGGATGCGCTGGAGGACCAGATGTGCCGGATGACGGCGCAGGGCTACGCTGGCAGTGGTAGTCCTGATCGTGTGGATGCGCTGGTCTGGGCTTTGCATGAGCTGATGATTGAACCTGCCGCCAAATGGCGGGCGCCGGGACTGCGCAGTCTCTGAGACCCCGGTGTTGCGCAGCGTGCGCCGCACTTTGCGAATGTTAACCGATATTTGAGAAAGTCCTCTTGCGCCGATCAAAGCGCCCTGTCGCAGCGGGCAGGAGGACAAAAGGAGCTGATGATGGTTTTTGATTTTCTGAGACGCGGAACAGCGGCGGCAAGCGTGCCCGCGCAGAAAGCGTCGGCAACGGGGCCCGTTGTTGCGTTTCAGACCAGCGGTCGTGTTGCATGGAGCCCGCGGGACACCGTGAGCCTGACCAAAACCGGTTTCTGCGGCAACCCCGTCGGGTTTCGGGCGGTCAAATTGATTGCCGAGGCGGCGTCTGCGCTGCCGTTGATCCTGCAGGATGCGACGCGTCGCTATGATACTCATCCGCTTATGACACTGCTGGCCCGTCCAAACGGGGCGCAGGGACGGGCGGAATTGCTGGAGGCACTATATGCGCAGCTTTTGCTGAGCGGGAACGGGTATGTCGAGGCTGTTGGCGACGGGATGATGCCGGTTGAGCTGCATGTTTTGCGGTCTGACCGGATGTCCGTGGTGCCGGGCGCGGACGGCTGGCCCATTGCCTACGAATACGCCGTTGGGGGCCGGAAACACCGCTTTGCGGTCGGGCAGGGTGTGACGCCGATCTGTCATATCCGCAATTTCCATCCGCAGGATGATCATTACGGTTTCTCTCCGCTGCAATCGGCGGCCATGGCGCTGGATGTGCACAATGCCGCCTCTCGCTGGTCCAAGGCGCTTCTCGATAATGCTGCGCGGCCCTCAGGCGCGATTGTCTACAAAGGGGCAGAGGGTCAGGGCAAACTGTCAGATGATCAATATGATCGTCTGGTATCAGAGATGGAGAGCCACCATCAGGGTGCGCGCAATGCCGGGCGTCCGATGTTGCTGGAAGGCGGGCTGGACTGGAAGCCGATGGGCTTCTCGCCCTCTGACATGGAATTTCAGAAGACCAAGGAGTCGGCCGCGCGGGAGATCGCGCTCTCCTTCGGGGTGCCGCCTATGTTGCTGGGCATCCAGGGGGATGCGACCTATGCGAATTACCAGGAGGCGCATCGCGCATTCTATCGTCTGACAGTGCTGCCCCTGGCGACCCGCGTGACGGCAGCACTTGCCGCCTGGTTGGAAGGGTTCACAGGTGAGCCGGTGGAGATCAAACCCGATCTGGATCAGGTACCCGCACTTGCCACCGAACGGGACGCGCAATGGAACCGGGTGGCCAGCGCAGACTTCCTGACACAGGCGGAGAAGCGTTCACTGTTGGGTCTTCCGGCAATGGCCGGGGATGAGGGGGAGGCGGATGTATGAACGTTTTGATGGAACGCCCGTCCTGCGCCATGGGCCGCAGGCGCGGCTTGCCGATATTTACGGGCGCAGCACAGCGCGCCGGATGGAAAGACTGGAAGACGCGATGCGGCGGCTGGAACGCCGGTATCAGATGACCCTCTACATGCTGGCCACAACGGTCGCGGCGCAGATGGGTCAGCTCTGGATCGTCCTGACCCTTTAACGGGCTGAAATTTCAAGGAGACTGTCATGAAGTTTGACGAGATTGACTTCGGCTGCTGGCCGGAGAACGGAAAAGACATGTCCGATGCTGTGCCGCCGCTTGAATGCAAGTTTGCCCGGTTTGACGCAGTGTCCGAGGTCAAGGAAGGTCTTGAGATTAGCGGGTATGCCAGCCTTTTCGGAGATGTTGATCAGGGTGGTGATGTGGTCGAGGCGGGGGCTTATGCGAAGAGCCTTCAATCTCTCGCTGCGGCAGGACGCCGTGTCAAGATGCTGTGGCAGCACGAGCCTGGCCAGCCGATTGGCGTCTGGGACGAGGTGCGCGAAGACGGCAAGGGCCTTTGGGTCAAGGGCCGCATTCTGAGCAGTGTTGAGAAGGGCCGTGAGGCGGCGGCGCTCATTTCTGCGGGTGCTATCGACGGGCTGTCGATTGGCTACCGGACGGTGAAAGCCACAAAGAACACCAGGGGCCAGCGGCTCTTGTCGGAACTGGAGCTTTGGGAGGTGTCACTGGTGACTTTCCCGATGCTGCCCAGTGCGCGGGTCGGCGCCAAGGGGGATTTCACCCCCGTTGGCGATATCCTGCGCGAGATGGCGGCGGCCTTTACGGGCGCGCGTGCCGAACTGGCGCGAGGGGAGCCGCGCCCGGATCTGAAACTCGGGAGTGATGGATGAGTAAGGCAGAGAGGGGGGATCTTTCCCCCGCAGAGGAAGTGCGCGCGGCGGTGACTGGTTTTGTCACTGACTTCAAAGGCTTCCAGACGGACATGGAAACAAAACTTCAACAGACAGAAGAGCGAATGATGATGCTGGATCGCAAGATGACAACACCTGCGCGGATGCCCCTCGGTGGTGCCGCAGATTTGACAGCACCCCATACGAAGGCGTTTGGGACTTACCTGCGCAACGGGGACGATGACGGCCTGCGGGGGCTGGAACTGGAAGGCAAGGCGCTGTCGAGCACGGTAAATTCTGACGGTGGATATCTGGTGGATCCGCAGACGTCGGAAACGATCCGGACGGCGCTTCATTCCACGTCTTCTCTGCGCTCTATTTCGAGCGTGGTCCAGATTGAGGCGACAGCCTATGATCTTCTGATTGATGATGGCAACGCCGAGGTTGGCTGGGCTGATGAAGTTGGCCCGCAGCTTGAAACCGATACGCCTATCATCGACCGGATTACGATCCCGCTGCATGAGTTGAGTGCCATGCCAAAGGCGTCTCAACGGCTGCTGGATGACGCGGCCTTCAATGTTGAAAGCTGGCTTTCCGAGCGCATCGCAAGCCGTTTTGCGCGCGCTGAAGCCTACGCCTTTATCAACGGGGACGGTGTCGACAAGCCGATGGGTTTCCTGAAACACACTATTGTGGACAACGCGCTTTGGGCATGGGGCGACATTGGTTATGTCCCGACGGGTGTCTCTGGCGATACAACTGCAGACGCGATTGTTGATCTGGTCTACAGCCTGGGGTCCATGTACCGGGCAAACGGTACCTTCGTCATGAGTTCCAAGACCGCGGGTCTCGTGCGCAAGCTGAAGGACAACGATGGTCGCTTCCTGTGGTCTGACGGTCTGGCGGCAGGAGAGCCCGCGCAACTGATGGGCTATCCTGTGATGGTGGCAGAGGACATGCCGGACCCTGCTGCGGACAGCTATTCCATCGCGTTTGGTGATTTTTCCGCTGGCTATACTGTTGTTGAACGCCCTGATCTGCGTGTGCTGCGCGATCCGTTCAGCGCCAAACCACATGTGCTGTTCTATGCGACCAAGCGTGTGGGCGGTGATGTCAGCAACTTTGCCGCGATCAAGCTGCTCAGGTTCAGTGTGTCCTAGGACATACTGATGCCGGGGCCGGGGAACTGACCCCGGTCCGGGCGCGCGACCATTACCCGCACTGCCCAGCTGCTCCCCTCTGACCGAGCAGGACGGGGGACCGCGCGTCCGGGTTCCTTTTCACGCTTCACGCCACTGTTGGAGAATGTGCCATGATGTTGATCGAAGACACACCCGTTGCTGACACGCTTTTGCCGCTGGATGCCTGCAAGGACCATCTGAGGCTTGGGAGTGGTTTCAGTACCGATGCGATGCAGGATACGCTTCTGCTGTCATTCCTGCGGGCGGCTCTGGCGGCGATTGAGGGGCGGACGGGCAAAGCCCTGATAACACGTACGTTTCGGTGGAAACTGTATGAATGGCGTGATCCGTCACAGCAGGTTTTGCCCATCGCCCCTGTTGTGACAGTAGATACCGTGCAGACGACTGCGCAGGACGGGTCGACGGCGGTTGTCCCTGCGACATCCTGCTGGCTTGAGCAGGACAGTCAGCAGCCGCTTCTGCGCCCTGCAGGTTTCAGTCTACCAACGATCCCGCATCAGGGCTTTATAGAAATCATCTTTTCTGCCGGTCTTGGCGGCGCATGGGTGGAACTGCCGCCCGATCTGCAACAGGCCGTGCTGATGCTTGCCGCGCATTACTATGAATTCCGCAATGATGCCGCAGTGACGGAAGCCAGCATGCCATTCGGTGTCAGCAGTCTGATCGAAAGGTACAGGTCGGTGCGCGTGACAGCGAGGGCGATACGATGACGGTCCCCAAACTGAACCGTGCCCTCATCCTGGAAGCCCCGCAGCGGGTACCGGACGGATCGGGGGGGTATGTCGAGGGATGGATGCCGCTGGGAACGCTCTGGGCAGAGATCACAGCGCGTACCGGTCGTGGGCTTGCAAGCAGCGGCGCGCCTGTCAGCCGGGTAGACTACAAGATTGTTGTGCGCGGGGCACCTTACGGTGCGCCGGAACGGCCAAAGCCCCAGCAAAGGTTCCGCGACAATAACCGTATCTTCGTCATCCAGGCGGTTGCGGAGCGGGATACCGAGGGACGTTTTCTGACCTGCTTTGCCGAACAGGAGGTCGTGGTATGAGTTATGCGATGTCTGGCCCGCTGCAGGCGGCGGTTTACACCGCGCTCAGTGCAGATGTGACGCTGACCGGTATTGTCGGCACAGCGATCTATGATGCGGTCCCGATTGGTACGCTTCCAACGATTTATGTCCGGCTGGGCAGCGAGGATGTCAGTGACGCGTCTGATTTCACCGGTGCAGGTGCGGTGCATACGATCACCATATCAGTCATCACCACCGAGCCTGGATTTGCCATGGCAAAATCAGCCGCGGCGGCGATCAGCGACGTCCTGCATGACGCCGACCTTACACTAAGCCGCGGACGGCTGGTCAGCCTCTGGTTTCAGCAAGCCAAAGCCTCGCGCATAGAAGCGGTCTCGGCCAGGCAGATCGACCTCAAGTTTCGCGCGCGCGTGCAGGACGACTGACCTTTTCAACAGATTTACGAAACACCAGGAGAAACAACATGGCTGTTCAGGCAGGCAAAGACCTTTTGATCAAAGTGGACATGACCAGCACCGGTCAGTTCGAAAGCATCGCCGGGCTGCGTGCCACGCGCATCAGCTTTAACGCGGAAACGGTGGATGTCACAACGCTCGACAGTGAAGGGGGCTGGCGCGAGCTGCTCGTCGGGGCGGGGGTGCGCTCCGCCGCGATCAGCGGCTCGGGTGTCTTTCGGGACGCGGATACAGATGAACGTGCGCGGCAGCTTTTCTTTGATGGCCTGACGCCGGACTTCCAGATTGTGATCCCCGATTTCGGGATTGTTGAGGGGCCGTTTCAGCTCGCCTCCATTGAATACGCCGGGTCGTTGAACGGGGAGGCCACATATGAGCTGAGCCTCCAGTCAGCAGGCCTTCTGACCTTCACACCGGACACGATCTGATCATGGCCAATCGGTGGAGGGGAGAAGTGGTTGTTGTTGTTAATGGTGTCGAACACCGGGCGAAACTTACGCTGGGCGCGCTGGCTGAACTGGAAGAAACGCTTTCTGAAAGGTCCCTGATCGGGCTGGTGGAGCGTTTTGAAAGCAACGCTTTTTCCAGCCGCGATGTGATTGCCCTGCTGGGGGCCGGGTTGCGGGGGGGTGGTGCGGTTTTGACGGACGCTGATCTGCTGACGGCCGAGTTTGAAGGTGGTCCCATGACCGCCGCCAAAGCTGCTGCAGAACTGCTTGCCCGCGCCTTTGTGGTGCCAGGGTGAGTGAGGGTTTCGCATGGGGTGCGCTGATGCGTGCGGGAATGAACGGTCTCGGGCTGCATCCTGCTGAATTCTGGGCGCTGACCCCTGCCGAACTGAAAATAATGCTTGGCACCGCAGCGGCGCGGACACCGATGCTGAGCGACGGGCTGGAGGCGTTGATGACGCTCTATCCGGATGCCAAGGAGGAAGACGATGCCTGATTTTGCGGATTTTGACGATCTGGGTGGCAATGCCGAAAATCTGAATACCACTCTGGAGGCCACCGGGTCTCTTGTCTCCGGATTTGATACAGAACTGCGCCGGACACAAAAATCCCTTGCATTGACCACCAGGGATCTGGCTAATGTTGAGAAGGGATTGAGCAAAGGGCTTCGCCGCGCCTTTGACGGGGTTATCTTCGACGGGATGAAGCTGTCTGATGCGCTCAAGACTGTTGCGCAAAGCCTGTCCGATACAGTCTACAATGCGGCGATTCAGCCAGTGACGAAACACTTCGGTGGCGTGCTTGCTGACGGTATCGGTTCCTTGTTCGAGAACATTCTGCCCTTTGAAAAAGGGGCGCCATTTTCGCAGGGAAAGGTGATGCCATTTGCGCATGGAGGCATAGTGAATTCTGCGACAGCCTTTCCCATGCGTGGCGGGACGGGGCTGATGGGAGAGGCAGGACCGGAAGCTATTATGCCGCTCGCGCGGGGTCCTGACGGCAAGCTGGGTGTCCGGGCAGGCAGTGGCAGCGGCGTCTCTGTCGTCATGAATATCTCCACACCCGATGTGCAGGGGTTTCAGCGCAGTCAGAGCCAGATCGCCGCTCAGATGAGCCGTGCGCTCGGTTCGGGCAACCGCAACAGGTAACAGTGAAGGAGCGTCAGCATGGCCTTTCATGAAGTCAGATTTCCAGCCTCATTGAGTTTTGGTGCGCTGGGGGGACCTTACCGCCGGACCGACGTGGTCACTCTGGCTAACGGGTTTGAAGAGCGGAACACGCCCTGGGCGCATTCCCGTCGCGTGTATGACGCAGGTATGGGCATGCGGTCCGTTGATGATCTGCAGTTGCTCCTCGGATTTTTTGAGGCCCGGATGGGGCAGATGCATGCCTTTCGCTGGAAAGACTGGGCTGATTACAAGTCTGGTCCTGCCAATGCCGCGCCGGCATTTGAAGACCAGACAATCGGATATGGGGACGGGGTGCAGACCGTTTACCAGATAACCAAAACCTACCGCTCTGGCGATCAGTCCTATCAACGTCCCGTTCGCAAGCCTGTTGAGGGCACGGTGCGTGTGGGGGTGGAGCAAGATGAGTATCAGGAAGGTGTTGAATACGAACTGGACATCACGACCGGGCTTGTCACCTTCGCCCGACCGCCCGGTCCGGACATGGAGGTCTATGCCGGATATGAGTTTGACGTGCCCGTCCGTTTTGACACGGATCGCATTCTGGCATCCGTCGCGAGCTTTCAGGCCGGAGAAGTGCCAAATGTTCCTGTGATCGAGGTGCGGATCTGATGGTTGGGATTACACCTGAACTTGAGGCGCATCTGAAATCCGGTCTGACAACGGTGTGCCATGCATGGCTTATCACCCGGATCGATGGGGTGCAGCTTGCCTTCACGGATCATGATTTGCCGCTTGCCTTCGATGGCATCACCTTTCGCGCTGACAGCGGGTTGGGGGCAAAGGCCCTGGCGCAGACCACCGGCCTGTCTGTTGACAACACGGAAGCTGTGGGCGCGCTTAGCGATGCATCCATACGGGAAGACGAGATTGAGCAGGGTCGTTTTGACAGCGCTGATGTGCAGGCCTGGCTGGTTAACTGGCAGGATGTTTCGCAGCGCTGGCTTCAGTTTCGTGGCACCATAGGGGAGCTGACGCGTGTGAACGGTGCGTTCAGAGCCGAACTGCGCGGATTGACTGAAGCGCTGAACCGACCGATGGGGCGTGTCTATCAGAAACCCTGTACGGCTGTCTTGGGGGACAGCAAATGCCGGTTTGATACATCGCAATTGGGATACAGCGTAGTTCTGCCGGTAGAGGCAGACACCGATGGGCGCAGCTTTACCTGGACCGAAATACCCGGTTTCGACCCGGAGTTCTTCATCCGGGGACGTCTGGACGTGCTGGAGGGGTCTGCCAAAGGGCTGTGGGGTCTGATCAAACACGATCGCATCCGGGATGATCTGCGCACAATCGAGCTGTGGGAGCCGATCCGGGGGGCTGTGGAGCCTGGTATGCAGGTCAAACTGCTGGCAGGATGCAACAAACAGATGGAAACCTGCAAACTGAAGTTCAACAATTTTTTGAACTTTCAGGGATTTCCCGATCTGCCGGGCGAAGACTGGATGACCGCAGTACCGCGCAGCAGCGGTGCCAATACCGGCGGGTCACGCCGATGAGCCGGGCGGTTGATCTGGCGCGTGGCTGGCGGGGTACGCCTTATGTGCATCAGGCCTCAGCGAAGGGTGCAGGCTGTGACTGCCTTGGTTTGCTGCGCGGTGTCTGGCGGGAGCTTTACGGGGCTGAGCCCGAAACTGTTCCCGCGTATTCAAGGGACTGGTCTGAGCCGCAGGGAGAAGAGCGGCTGTGGGAGGCCGCCTTGCGCCATCTCAATGTGAAGACACCCGGGACCGGGGAAGCTGGCGATGTGCTTCTTTTTCGAATGCGGGACGGTGCCGTCGCAAAACATCTCGGGATTCAGTCCGCATGCGGTCCGGATCCCCGATTTATCCACGCCTATTCAGGGCGTGGCGTTGTAGAGAGCCCGCTCAATTCGCCATGGCGGCGGCGGATTGTGGCGCGATTTGAATTTCCTGAGGAGGCGCGCTGATGGCGACACTACTCTTTTCTGTTGTGGGTGCATCGGTTGGCGGAGCCGTCGGTGGAAGTTTTGCCGGGTTGTCCTCCGTCGCCATCGGACGCGCTGTAGGTGCCACTATTGGACGCGTCGTGGATCAGCGTCTTCTCGGGAACGGTGCGCAGGCGGTTGAGACTGGAAAGGTTGACCGGTTCCGGATTACCGACACAGGAGAAGGGAACCCGATTACCCGGTGCTATGGCCGGATGCGACTGGGTGGGCAGGTTATATGGGCCTCTGACTTTCTCGAGACAGTCACCACAACTGGCGGGGGTGGCAAGGGTGGCCGTTCAACACCGGAGACCATCGAATACAGCTATTCCATCAGCCTTGCCGTAGCGGTCTGCGAGGGTGTGATCACAAGAATCGGACGCGTCTGGGCAGACGGGGAAGAGGTCGCGCGGGATTCGCTCAACATGCGCGTCTACACAGGGTCTGACGATCAGCTTCCCGATGCGTTGATGGAGGCCGTTGAGGGGCAGGGCAATGTGCCAGCCTACCGTGGCACGGCTTACGTGGTGATGGAGGACATTGCGCTGGCCCCCTTTGGCAACCGGGTGCCCCAGTTCTCGTTTGAAGTCCTCCGGCCGGAACAGCCTGGTGCGCCCGGTTGGGAGGGGTCCATCGCATATGGCGTGGAAGGGGCAGCCCTGATCCCGGGTACGGGCGAATACGCGCTTGCGACGACGCCTGTGAATATTGAGCTGGACGGTGGTGTGATGCAAAGCCTGAACATCTCCACCCCGGCAGGGAAGCCGGATTTTCCTGTCGCCCTGGAGTGCCTGGTAGAGGAGATGCCAAACCTCAAGGCCTCCTCGCTTGTGGTGTCCTGGTTTGGGGATGATCTGCGATGTGGCGTCTGCACGATCCGGCCAAAGGTTGAGACCCAGGATGTGGATGGCGATAACATGCCGTGGTCCGTCTCTGACCTGTCACGCGCGAATGCTCAGGTGATCGTCAGGGACGAGGAGCAACGTCCGATCTATGGTGGCACACCCACCGATGTGTCCGTCATGGAAGCGATCAAGGCGTTGAATGAGGCGGGTCAGGCGGTGATGTTCTACCCCTTCATTCTGATGGATCAATATATCGATAATGGCTTGCCTGATCCTTACAGCGATGCAAATGACCAGCCCAATCTGCCATGGCGGGGCCGGATTACCCTGTCAGAGGCGCCGGGGCGTCCAAACAGCCCCGACGGTACATTTGCTGCTGAGGCAGAAGTTGACGCGTTCTTTGGCACCGTCACCGCGGCAGATTTTTCCATTGGCACAGACAGTGTGAATTACAACGGGCCGAACGAATGGTCCTTTACCCGCTTTATCCTTCATAACGCGGCGCTGTGCGCCGCAGCCGGTGGCGTGGATTCCTTCTGCATAGGGTCAGAAATGCGGGGCCTGACATGGATCAGAGGGGCGTCAAATGCCTTTGTCGCTGTGACAAGGCTCAAGGCGCTGGCGGCGCAGGCCCGCGCAATCCTGGGACCCAATGTTAAAATCAGCTATGCGGCGGACTGGTCAGAGTATTTCGGCTATCAGCCACCGGACGGATCTGGCGACCGTTTCTTTCATCTCGATCCCCTGTGGGCCGATACCAACATCGATTTTGTCGGGATCGACAACTATATGCCGCTGGCTGACTGGCGGGATGAGGAAGGACATCTGGACGGAGAACTCTGGGATGCCACCTACAACCTCGACTATCTCAAAAGCAATATTGAAGGGGGCGAGGGATACGACTGGTATTATCACTCGCAACAGGCCCGGGATGCGCAAATCAGGACGCCTATTGAGGACGGCGCGTATGATGAGGCGTGGATTTATCGTTACAAGGACATCCGCAACTGGTGGAGAAATCCACACCACGAGCGGATAGGCGGGGTCCGCCAGACACAGCCGACCGACTGGGAGCCTATGTCAAAACCGATATGGTTCACAGAATATGGCTGTGCGGCGATTGACAAGGGTACGAACCAGCCGAACAAGTTTCTGGATCGCAAAAGCTCGGAAAGTCGCCTGCCATTTCACTCAACTGGCAAGCGTGACGAGCTGATCCAGCTTCAATACCTGCGCGCGATGGTCGAATACTGGAATGAGCCGGAAAACAATCCGATGTCGACGGAGTATCCCGGTCGGATGCTCGATATGCAGCGCGCTTTTGTCTGGACGTTTGATACCCGTCCTTACCCGTTCTTCCCCAACAACGTCGATAAGTGGAGTGACGGGGAGAATTACACGCGCGGACACTGGATCAACGGGCGGACCTCGGGCCGGTCGCTGGCCTCGGTCGTGCGTGAAATCTGTGTCACCTCGGGTCTGGAAAATTTCAGTACCGAAGGTCTTTATGGCTATGTCAGAGGGTATGCCGTCGATCAGGTCACCGAAGCGCGCAGCGCGTTGCAACCGCTGATGATCCGGCACGGATTTGACGCGATTGAGCGCGATGGCACCCTGCGTTTCCGGTCCCGGGACGGGCTCGACGCTGTTTCCATTGATCCCGGGATGTTTGCCGAGACAAGCGAACTTGACGGGACGGCGGAACAAACGCGTGAAGCGGATGCCGAAGTTTCTGGCCGTGTCCGGCTTCGGTTTGTGCAGGCAGATGTGGATTTTGGTGTCATTGCAGAGGAAGCTGTCCTGGCGGATGAGGCGACCCATGCAGTGACGGGATCAGAGTTCAACATGTCCCTGACCCGTGCCGAAGGGCGGCAGGTGGCCGAGCGCTGGTTGACAGAAGCGCGCGTGTCGCGCGAGGCTGTACGGCTGGCGCTTCCGCCGTCCCGGGCAGCGCTCGGGGCTGGGGATATCCTGTCGTTGTCTGGTGAAGATCGGGAGGGTGACGCGCTCTACCGGATTGACCGGGTTGAACAGTCCGGCGTGCGATTGATTGAAGCGGTTCGTATCGAACCACAAGTCTATGACCTGGCTGATATTTTTGATGAACTTGTGCCTGCCCGGCAGTTTGTCGCACCCGTGCCTGTTGTTTCGCATCTCATGGATCTGCCGTTACTACGTGGTGATGAGGTACCGCATGCGCCGCATATTGCCACAACCGCTGATCCGTGGCCCGGATCTGTTGCGGTTTATCAGTCGGGCACCGACGCAGATTACCAGCTGAACACGCTGCTGTCGGCGAGGGCAACAATCGGGGTCACGCAGAACGCGCTCCTTTCCGCGCGGGCGGGGATCATGGATCGCGGCGATGTGCTTGAGGTGAGGTTGATCAGCGGTACTTTGCAGTCCGTTGTCGAGGAGGCTTTGCTGAGCGGGTCGAATGTCGCAGCCATCGGGGATGGCAGTGCGGATAACTGGGAGATATTCCAGTTTGCCAAAGCAGAACTGGTGGCCCCGAACACATACTGGCTTGGCAATCGTTTGCGCGGACAGGCGGGAACAGATGCACTGATGCCTTCGTCATGGCCGCCCGGGTCGCGTTTTGTGCTGATGGACGGTATCCCGTCCCAGATTGAACTGACGCCATCGTTGCGCCGGATTGCCCAGTACTTTCGCATCGGGCCGGGCGGGCGGTCTTATGACGATCCGTCCTATCGTTCCGAGGTTCAGGCGTTTGATGGCAATGGCCTGCGGCCCTTCAGCCCGTGCCATCTGCGCGCCCGAAAGGATGCCGCCGGGGATTATCACTTTCAGTGGGTCAGACGGACGCGGACGGACGGGGATGACTGGAACATCCCGGATGTTCCGCTGGGAGAGGAAAGTGAAAGCTATCTCATTGAAATATATCAGGGAAATACGCTTCGCCGGTCGCAAATTGTTTCCTTGCCGTCATGGACATATCAGATGGCAGATCAGACAGTTGACAGTGTCAGCGTGCCGTTTGACGTGCGGGTTTCGCAGATATCTGCTGTTTACGGGGCCGGATTGTCCCGCAGTTTGTTCGTCACTGCCTGA